CAAACGAGGTTCCTGAACTGTACGAATCATTCTATCGTGACATCAAGACATTTGATAGACTATATGAAGAATGCGAACATCGTACCGATCTAAAGAAAAAGGTAATGTCTGCTGAAGAGGTGTTCAAGAGTGGCGTTCTCAAAGAACGTACAGATACTGGCAGAATCTATCTTACATTCATTGATAACGTACAAAATCAAGGTCCATTTGACACTCAAGTAGATCCTATCTATCAGAGTAATCTGTGTCAGGAGATTCTACTACCCACTAGATCATTCACTAGATTGGATGACGAGCAAGGCAGAATTGCCCTTTGTACTCTCGGAAGTATTAATTGGGGCGCATTCCGTAATCCGGAAGATATGCGACGTGCATGTAGGATCCTGCATAGAAGCCTAAACAACATTCTAGATTATCAAGATTTCTTGAGCATACAAAGCAAACTAAGCAATGAAGAAATTCGTCCATTAGGTATTGGTGTAACTAATCTTGCGTACTGGCACGCAAAGCGTAGTTTAAAGTACGGAGACAATGATGCGTTACATGAAGTGAAAAGTTGGATAGAACATCAGATGTTCTACCTAACTGAAGCAAGCGTAGAATTGGCTAAAGAACGTGGCAAATGTCTGGGAAGTGATAACACTTGGTATGGCAAGGGTGTATTTCCCTGGGAGCGTAGAGCAATTGGCGTTAACGAACTAACTGACTTTACGCCAGAATTAGATTGGGAAACACTACGTAAGGATATGATTATCCATGGTGTTCGGAATGCCACTAATGGAGCAATAGCACCCGTAGAATCAAGTTCAGTAGTTATCAATTCTACAAATGGTATTGAACTACCCATGAGTTTGATTTCAACTAAAGAAAGCAAGGCCGGTAGTCTGACACAAGTAGTGCCAGAATATCAACGATTGAAGAGCAAATATCAACTGATGTGGGATCAGAAAGATTGTGTTGAATATCTAAAGACCGCCGCAGTGTTAGCGGCATATATAGATCAAAGCATCAGTACTAACACATTCTATTCTCCTAAACATTTTGCTGACAAGAAAGTTCCCGTCACATTGATAGCAAAGAACTTGATGTTAGCATACAAATGGGGTCTAAAAACACTGTACTATAGTTTAATTGATAAATCTGGCTCTAAAGCAGTTGCTGAAGTTTTACCGACGCTAACAACTGTTATTGAAGAAGAACAAGAAGAACACTGCGATAGTTGTGTTCTGTAAAAGGAAAAATTATGTCAAAAGAACAATATGATTTATTAAAAAACCCAAACTACTTGCGTCGCAAGATGTTTTTGGATGGAACAGTTACTGTACAGCGATTCGAAGAATTTAGATATCCAAAAATCGCTAACTATGAAACTACTGCCCGTGGTTTCTTCTGGGTGCCGGAAGAAATCAGCCTAACCAAAGATGCCGGTGATTTTAAGACTGCTAGCGATGCTGTGAAACATATCTTCACTAGTAATCTATTACGTCAAACGGCACTTGATAGTCTACAAGGACGTGGTCCTACGCAAATTTTCACACCAGTTGTTAGTGTACCAGAACTAGAAACTCTGATGTTCAACTGGGGGTTCTTTGAGTCAAACATTCATAGTCGCAGTTACAGCCATATCATACGTAACATCTATAACGTCCCGAAAGAAGTATTCAATACTATTCATGACACAAAAGAAATTGTGGACATGGCTAGCAGTGTTGGCAAGTACTATGATAATTTACACAGATTAAACTGTGTCAAAGAAATAGATGATGACCCAAATAACTGCCCAGAAGAATCGCACATAAAAGCAATATGGTTAGCATTAAATGCAAGTTATGCGCTAGAAGCCTTCAGATTTATGGTAAGTTTCGCAACCAGTCTCGCAATGGTTGAAAATAAGATTTTCATTGGAAATGGCAACATTATCAGTCTTATTCTTCAAGATGAAATCTTACACAAAGAATGGACAGCATACATTATTAATACAGTAGTCAAAGATGATCCACGATTTGCTAAGGCAAAAGTCGAGTGCGAGGCGGAAGTTTATGCCCTATACATGGATGTTATTCGTGAAGAGAAAGCATGGGCAGATTATCTATTCAAGAAGGGTCCTGTTATCGGACTTAATTCACAAATTCTGAAAGATTTTGTAGATTATACTGCATTTAATGCGTTAAAAGAGATTGGAATAAAGTATAATGTATCTGCGCCTAGGGCGACACCTATTCCGTGGTTCAATAAACATAGTGATACTAGCAAAAAGCAAACAGCACTACAAGAAAATGAATCAACTAATTACGTAATAGGAATTATGAGTGACAACGTAAAATACGAGGAATTACCAATAATTTAAAAATATGTTAAAAGTATATTCAAAAGAAAATTGTACTTATTGTACACAAGCAAAAAAACTATTAGAAAGCAAAAATATAGAATATCAAGAAGTCAGAATTGATATTGATAATTCGGCCAGAGAATTTTTGTTATCAGAAGGTCACAGAACACTACCACAGATATATCTGGATGACCGTTTGTTTGTAGTAGGCGGTTATCAAGGCTTAGTGAAAATGTCAGATCAAGAAATAAAGGAAAAATTAAATGTTAGTTAACAAAAGTTATGATGATGGAGATATCGTAGGATTTAAATTAGTGAACGGTGACGAAGTTGTTGCTAAAATTGTATCAGAAGATATGATTAGTTTCACTGTTAATCGTCCATGTACGATTGTGCCTAGCCCACAAGGTCTTGGGCTTATGCAAAGTATGTTTTCTAGCGACATAAATAAAGATATAGAACTTAGAAAAGAACATGTAATGATGCATGCTCCTGTTATTAAACAGATGTCAGATCATTATTTTCAAACAACTACTGGCATTCAGCCCGTAACAAAAGGTTCTCTGATTATGTAAGGTTCATTGATATGCAAGCAGTTGCCAGACAAGGAGATAGTTTCAGTACAGGACATGGATGCACTGGCGTATCGTCAGTAACTGGACCATCGCCGAATGTTTTTGCAAATGATATAGGTGTAGAACGAAAAGGTGATCCATCTGTTTCTCATACCATAAAAGTCGGCAGAAATTGTGTAGGTCATGTAGTGAATATTATCGGAGGCTCTGGCACTGTATTTGTAAACGATAGACCAATTGCCAGAGTAGGAGATGCCATAGATGCTGGGCAAATCATTACAGGATCACCTACAGTTTTTGCGGGATAATTATGGCAACTACACCGACACAATACGCAGCGGGCTCTCCAACACAGGACAATGGTAATTTAAGTCCATTACAGTTAGCACTAGCATACTACATGGATATTGGACAGATAGCGCCCTTTGCTGTAAATTTTGAATTCTTGAATGCACTAAGAACATTTTCAAATAGCGGAGTCATTAGACCTTCTGATTTAGGTTTACAAAATACTGGTGCCATAGGTGTTATATGTGATGGCTCGATGGTTAAAGTTATAAGACAAGCACAGAATTGTGGACCATTGGAAATTGAACGATATGAGTCAATAGTTGTTGGTGAAAAAGCAGATCTAACACCTGGTGCGTGGCATTTTGATTCTGGCATTGTTCGTGGTGGCTCATTAAGTGGTGGAGGTGGTGGACCATGGGGCACTGGTGGACTAACTAGTGATTTTCCTGGACCATGTAATGCAGTTGATGCTCCTCCTGCAATAGTAAATCCATCAATTGAATATTCAGATAGTGGATGGCCACCTCCGCCACCGCCAGATGTTTATTTTGAAGGTTGGGCTCCACCGTCAGCACCTTATGATGGATACAGTGGAGGTGCAGCATACGATCCAGAAGGTACAGCAGATGCCGGCAGAGACTCTGCGCCGGCAGGAGCAAATTCTGACCCAGAAGGAACAGCAGATGCGGGTAGAGACAGCGGCGATAACGGATTTGGTGAGGCATCTTCGCCCGATTATGGGTACAGCCCAGGATAATATATGGCAACTAGTCTTTCAATAAATGGATTACCTTATCAGGGCCCAAATGTAACGGCAGAATTTAGTAACTCTCTTGCTAATGGATATGTATGTCCAAACGAAACATTACCGTTTCGTCCATTTATACCAACATCATGTGGTTTATTCAGAGGTTCTTTATCTGCTCATGGCAATTTAATAGCAATGATTACTAACGAAGGAACACCCTACTTCGTTAACACGAATGGCGTAGTAAGACAAAAGCCATATCTTTCTGGTTTTTTACGAGAGTATTGGAGAAATCCTGTAACTATGACGTTA